CGCTAATATCAGAGTAGCATTCGTCTATCAGTACGATAACTGATCGTGTCGATCACGCTAAAAACGCCTTCGCCTGCATAGGCGTAAAAGAAGCCGAGGTCGCCCCTCGTAAAACAGCGCTAGTTCGTCGCCTCACGATACGGGGATACGGATTAGCCGCTCCTTTAAGTCGGCTAAGAACGGTGGCTTTTGCCGCCAATATTTTTATGCCTATTAAGGGAGAACCCAAATGGCTACTACTAATTTCGGAACCCTCACGGGCGACCAGCTTCAGGCGTGGTCCCGTGACTTTTGGCGCGTTGCCCGCAACGCTTCTTTCATTAATCAGTTTGCTGGAACCGGCCAGAACTCTGCTGTTCAGCGCATCACCGAGCTCACCAAGTCAGAGAAAGGCACAAAGGCTAACCTAACCTTGCTTGCTGACATGACTGGAGACGGTATCACTGGTGACAACACGCTGGAAGGTAACGAAGAAGCCCTCCGAGCGTATGACATCACCATTGAGCTGGACCAGCTGCGTTTCGCAAACCGGATCGCGGGCCGAGTTGCCGATCAGAAGACGATCGTTAACTTCCGTGAGACTTCACGCGACATGCTGGCCTACGCCATGGCTGATCGTATCGACCAGTTGGCTTTCTTGACTCTTGCTGGTGTTGCTTATACCCACAAGACCAATGGCGCATTGCGTGCAACCTCTGCATCTGCTGGTCACGAGCTAGTAGACCTGGAGTTTGCTTCAGACGTGTCTGCTCCTACTACTAACCGACACCGTCGAGTTAGCGGTACGACTTTGGCTGCGGGCGACACTACTTCTGTTACAGCCACTGACAAGTTGGCTTATCGTCACATTGTAGAGCTCAAGGCATACGCCAAAGACAACTACATCCGTGGCTTGCGTGCTGCTGGAAACCAAGAGGTGTTCCACCTGTTTGTTACCCCGCAGCAAATGGCTGATCTGAAGCTCGACTCAGACTTCCTGGCTAACGTCCGTAACGCAGGTATCCGTGGCCCCAGCAACGAGTTGTTTGCCGGTTCTTCAAGCCTGATGGTTGACGGTGTGATGGTTCACGAGTTCCGTCACGTCTTCTCAACTGAAGGTGCTACGACTGGTACTTCCGCTAACGCTGGCGCTGCTGGCTACAAGTGGGGTGCTGACGCAGACGTAACCGGTGCACGAGCTCTGTTTGTTGGTGCTCAAGCTCTGGCTATGGCTGACATTGGTTTGCCTGAGATCGTAGAAGATACCTTCGACTACGGTAATCAGCTGGGTATTTCGGTAGGCAAGATCTTCGGTCTTCGCAAGCCTAAGTACAACGCTGACATCAACGGTGGCGTAGAAGACTTCGGAGTCGTTTGTCTCGACACAGCACAGTAAGGTCCGTGGCCCCCTTCGGGGGGCCTTTTTTTAAGGAAAACTCATGAAGATTATTAGCAAGGAGCCTTTAAGGATAGCGATGCTATCCGGGGCCGTAGTGCTTTTTGAAGCAGGCGTAGCTAGAGAAGTAGGTGATGAGATCGGAAAAATCGCCTTGACCATGGGCGCTGAAATAGCGGGAGACAGCCCAAAAACTGAACCCGAGCCCGAACCCAAAGTAGAGGACCAGAAACCGCTGGTCGAAGTTATGAATGAAATCATCAATATGGCTAACCCCGATGATTTCAAAGCAGACGGAACGCCGAAGGCAACCGCTGTAAACAAATACGCAGGACGCACCGTTTCTACGACAGAACGCGAAGAGGCTTGGGAGCAAGCCCTTAATTCGTAGATAGAGAGGATCGTATGGCCGTAACAGTGAACAGCGTGGTAGACAGAGCAGAGGTAGTTTTTCAAGATACCTCGAATATTCGCTGGCCAACTGCGGAGCTAGTACTGTGGATTAACGACGCGCAGCGGGAAATCGCGCTGTTGAAGCCAGACGCAAGCGCTACGAACTCTACTATAACCCTTGCAGCAGGCACAAAGCAGAGTATACCAAGCGGAGGCAACCGGCTTTTGCGTGTAGTCCGAAACATGTCTGCCGCAGCAAACGGCACGGGTGGTCGTTCAATAAGGCTGGTTTCTCGTGAAATCCTAGACGCTCAAGTCCCTAGCTGGCATGACCCGACGATTACTGGCGATGCAGCACACGGGACTGTTGTTAAACACTACATCTATGACGAGCAGGACCCACGCAATTTCTACGTTTATCCAGGCGTAAGTGGAAACGCCTACATCGAAATCGTCTATTCAGCTAACCCAGCCACTGTAGCCTTGGGCGGAAATCTTTCAGTGCCCGATATCTACGCCAACGCGGTCCTCAACTATGTCCTATATATGGGCTACATGAAGGATGCGGAGTACGCGGGTAACTCACAGCGTGCAGCGGGACACTACCAGCTGTTCTTGCAGTCTTTGACCGGCAAAGGGCAGGTGGATTTGATCACATCTCCCAATACCGAAAGTAGAGCTAATCCGAACTTAACAACAGCAGTGGGGTAATAGCCCGTGGCTATTAGATACGAAACGCTTCTGCCCGAGATTATACCGATGGTCCCTGGGTGCCCCGATACGCTTATTGAGAGCAACATCCGGGCAGCGGCGATCGAGCTCTGTGAGAAAGCGCCTGTATATCAGCAGGAGCTTGACCCAGTTACTACCGTAGCCAACATCTATGAGTACGACCTTGAACCCCCCAGCGGCGCTGTCGTCCACAAGGTCCTGTGGCTGACTTTTGACGGTAGGGACTTAGAGCCAATTTCTACGGGTCTGCTAGAGCAGCGCGTACCTAAGTGGCGTGATGCGGATAACGCCGGTAAGCCCGACTATTTTGTAAAAGTGAACCAGTCTACGTTCTGGCTAGTGCCTGTTCCTAGCGAAACTAAATCACAAGCGGTCATCCTGCGGGCTCAGTTGAAGCCCACCTATTCATCTACTGCTTGTGACAACGATGTCATGACGGACTACAGAGAAGCAATTATCCAGGGGACGTTGTTTCGTCTCTTGCGTCTGCCCAGTAAGGAGTGGACTGATTTCGGCGCTGCACAGGTGTACGGCACCTTGTTCCAGCAGAGTATCCAAGAAGCAGACCGCAGAGCGCGTCATGCAGATATGCCAATAGCCAGGAAGGTGAATTATGGAGGCGTCCATCGCTCGTATAAGTTCCAAAGAAACCGATACGGAAGAGAGATCAAGTGATCCGGTTCTTGCAGACATTAAAGAGCATTGGTGGTGGGTTAAACCGGCGATTGAGGAAATTATTGAGAGCACTTCATATCTTGAGATTATTCCCGAAGACGTTTACGCAGCATGTAAAGCACAGGATGCACATCTTTGGGTTACAGATGATGGGTTTGTTGTGACTACTGTCTCTACGGCGATGTTTAGCGGAGCTAAATCTTTATTTATGTGGTTTGCATGGGCAAAAAAGCGCGGTGGGGCAGAAGCAGTTAGACATACTGCTTTTTTTGAGCAAGTGGCTCGCGATATCGGAGCTAGTTTTGTCGAAGTTAGGACTCTTAATAAGAAACTAGCTGAATATGTTGAAAAGCAAGTCGGTTGGGATGTCGACTTTATTTCTTTAAAGAAGGACGTGCGGCAATGAGCAGCAGCCCAGATAAACCAAAACAGTCTGAAGCTGAGAAGGTTTCAGCAGGCGTAGCAAAAGCAGAGTACGACCGCTTCAAACAGCTGTATGACCCTCTGCTTCAGCAGATGCGCGACAAGTCCATGACTGATGACTACAAAACCACGTTAAGAAACAGAGCAAATGCTGATACGCAGCAGGCTCTTGCTGGGGGTGGTTTCCAAGAGACTAATCGTATTGACGCGGCGGGCGATAGAGCCGCTGCCATCCAAGGTCAACTTGGTCAGGCGACGGCGGCGGCTAAAGGTATTGAGAACCGGATGAAGACTGGCGTTTTGGGCACTAAACGCAAGCAGGCCGCAGAAACACAGACTGGTCTCGCCCAGGCATCGCGCCTTGCTACTTCTGAGGCGCTCACCCGAGCGAAGGCTAACCAAGATGTAGCGCAAGCCAAATTCAATGCTGCCCTTCAAGTAGGAACTGCCGGATTAGCACAGGGTTTAGACAACATGAGTACTACAGGCTTTGATCCAAATGCTCCCGCTCCGGGTGGAGTGGGTCCGCCTGGGGGGTCAGTGCAAGGTAGTTTCTTCGCACCTGCAACTAATAATGGGCTAGCAACTTCTTTAAAAGACAGATGGTCGTATGGAGGTATCTAATGCCACTAGGTGATTCCCCTACTGGTCCGTGGGGTGTTCCGCCGGGCTGGACTTATCCGGGCAGCGGCAACCCTTACACAACCGGCAACATCCCAACAGTATCTGATCCCGATCAAGCCTATGCTGATATCACGCGTCAGCAGTATCTTGATTTCGTCAACAACTATGGTCAGTTTGAAGAAGATCTAATTAATCAAGCTCAAACAGATACCAGTTTGATTGATCAAGCAAGAGAGGATGTCGTCGGAGCCCAGCAGCAGGCTCGCGATATTGCTCAGCGAAATATTAGTCGCTACGGCACAGCTCTAACGCCAGCTCAGCAGCAAGAGATGCAGCGTAGTTTAAGTAGGTCAAATATGCTGGGCGGGATTCAGGCGGTAAGCGATGCACGGCTAGCGCAACGCGACGCCAATCAGACACTGCTGGCAGATCTGATCAATATTGGACAGGGCGTGAATCGGAGTTCTTTGCAGCAAATGGGATCGGCTGCAGCAGATGCGACTGCTCGAAAGAACCAGTACGAACAAGCTAAAGCTGCGAGCAAGTCCCAGACCTATGGAATGCTAGGAAGTTTAGGTGCTGCGGCAATTTTAGCGTTCGCGATATAGGGGTTAGTAATGGCACAAAATTTTGGGTCAACAATATTAGGTACGCTGGGTATGATTCAGCGGAATCGGCAGTTCCGCCAACAGCAAGAGCTGGATAGGGATAAATTTAATTTTCTGCAGGATCAAACCAGAGTTGAAAACCGGTTAGCAACTAGGAAAGCAGATCAGGCAGATAGAGAGCTTGGTCAAAGAGATCGCAGACTTGATCTTGATGAAGGTACGCTCGGTGTAAATCAGAGAGTGCAAGACTTAGCCGAACAGAAGGCGGCACGCGGTTGGAGCAGCGAAGATTCACGAGGATTACTCGGCCTTGGTATGGAATCTGGCTTTATCGATCCAACAACAAATGAATATACGGATAGCTTCGTAGAGGCCATTCAAAACGGGGACCCAAAGGCACAGGATTTTGCTGCAAGGGTAGTAGGTCAAACTCGTCCCGAGCGTTTTGCGGAGGGCTTTCAACCAACCGGTTTTGATTTTACCACTGCCCCCGGTAGCGTTGTCATAAAGGGCTCTGGGCCTAATGGTCCGGGCGTAGTTACTCAGGGTGGGACCAGCGATCCTGATGACCCTGTGCAGCCTATTCCTGTGGACTCTTTTTTGAAACAGCTCAATAGAGACCTTACTGACTTAACTCTGACTGGCTACGGTGCCGAATATTTGAATCTGGCGGCACAAAAAGGAGCGCAGGGTCAGGCGCTTAGCCGTGAAGAAGCCAATCGTGCTCAGGCAGAGCAAGAATCTTTAGATCGTCAAAGTGTGCTAGCACCATTATATGCCCAAGGTGGCTTACAGGCGGGGCGTCAGTTGGAGTCTATTCTGTCTGGGGCTTCTGCTGACGATAGCCAGCAAATTTTAAAGGATTTAGCTACCGATTTTGGTATTCAACTACCGTCAGTTCTTGCAACTAAGGGTGACCCCACCGCGATACCGACTGCCATTACGGACGAAATGGCCGAGGCAAAACCCTATTCGGAGCGTAAGTACGGTAGGGAGGTTACTGATCAGGTAGAGAGCGTCTTCGACGTTAATTACGGGCCTTTTACGAATGGCATTCGAAATAAGGACCGTAGGATAAAAGAGCTGTCTAAACAGGCAGACGGAGAAACAAACCCATCAAAAAGAGCAAGACTCGAAGACCAAATCGCTACTCTTCAGGGAGAGCGTGATCAACAGGCGCGTGACTTAAATGCCAAAATCTTTGGCGACGTAGAAATCGAAATTAAAAAGATACAGGATAAGCTCGCCTCGGCCCCAGAGGGCAGGAAAGATTACTGGAGAGATAAACTCACTGAAGCGCAGGGAGAGCGCGATAAACTAATTTCGCAGGGTGTTCGCACTCCCGCTATGGAGTCGGAGGGTTGGGTTCAATTAGAGAAAGATGTTCTTTCCCGTATTCGCGGCTTGTCCCCAGAAGAAGTTGATAGGCTAGTTGACGAAGGCAAGTTGCAGTTTACGGCTGAAACAACAGCTGCGCTGAGACAACGTGCTGCCGAAGTGGGCATTACCAAGATTGCTGACATTAAAAAGCTGCCCACTGAGGAAGAGCTGGCCTATCGTGCAATTACATCTGTCTTTGCACCCGACGCCACTACAAGAGAAAACGCACGTCGCGAGATAGACAACCTAATCACCACCGGTGATGTGAGTACATCTACTTCTGATCGCATGCGTAACGAGACCGATCGCATGACCGCAGAAAGCACCTTTATGCGTGCTCAAGCATCTCTGGCCGAAACTGAGAGAATGTTGGGCAAGGATGCAGATGCACAAGTAACGGCAGCAAATAGCTATGCTCAGGGATGGCTAAAGAGTGTAAACGATGGCTTGGCAAACGGTAATGCGGACGAAGTTGTAAAAGCGAACTTCCCTTCAATGGTGCAAGAGTTCAACAAATATCAAGGGAATCCGCTCGCCTTAAAGGATCTGTACACGGCTACTAACGCAGGACTTAGTAGAGTGTTTGCTAATTACGCAGATCGAGGACTAGGGAACAAAATTGTTGATAAGTTTGTAAGTTTGTTTAACCCAAATACGTCAGATGATCCTACAGACTTCAAGCTTGAGCGCATTCGATTAGACCCAGCTGGAAGATTTCTAACATACGTTGGGCCAACTGGAAGACCACAAGGGGAACAAGTATCTGTCACAGCGCTTAAGAATCAGATAGGCGAAGCAGCGGTAGACGTGCTTGTTGCGGCAGCAAAAGCTAACGCAGAAGCAAATTAAGGACGCATGTGGCAACCGACGTTTTCCAACAATTCCTTGAAGCCTCCGAGCAGGGCCTAATAGAGCCGAACAGACTCGCTCCAAAAAGTGAGAATCCTGGCCCCGCGACGATGGGCGAGGTATTTTCCCGCGCGGCGCAGTCAGGCGCACAAGGGCTAGCGACTGATGTTGAATACTTCAAAGCCATTTTCAATACGGCTACAGGCGATGAAAAAGCCGCCGCTAGAAATATAGAACAAGCGCGTTATCAGGAAGAGTTGGCCGAGCCTATCATGGCCGACATTCAGTCTTTCGAGCAGTTTCTGGCAGAGCCCACATTCGCTGGCTTCATTACTCAGGCGACCAGCGCTGTTGGACAGATTACGCCTTCTGCTGTTTCAACAATCGCAGGAGCTGGGATAGGCGGCGTCGCTGCCGTAGCCGGTAGGGGCGTTCTGTCTGGAACCGGTAAACTAGCCGCACGCCGCGTTGCAAGAGATGCACTCGAAAAAGAAGCAAAGGGAATCGCCACGCCCGATGAAAGCCAGCTCGCAAACGAAATGTACAAGTACTTCCGGCGCGGAGCGTTGGGCGGTGCTTTTACGTCTGAATATGTGCCCCTGTCAGGCAGTAACCTGTCTGAAGCATTGGATTCCGGCAAGGAGCTAGATTCAGAGCAAGCATTCCGTGCAGCAGTGGTGGGTGCGCCACAAGCTGCCGTTGGTGTTTTGGGCGAAGTCGCTTTGCTCAAGCTGGTCGGGAACGTGGCCGGTAAACGCGCTGCCAAGGAAGGCGGCATCTTTAATCGCCTCGCTACTGACATTGCTGGTTCTGCCCTAAAGGGTGGGGTAATTGAAGGCACAACCGAATTTGTGCAGGAAGGTATTAGCGTAGCTAATCGTTTTGACCTCGATGATAACTTCACTGCTGAAGAGGCGCAACTACGGCTAGCGGAAGCGACGTTTGCTGGCTTCCTAGGTGGAAAGGCCGCTGGAGCAGCTGGCGGGACATTAGGTGCCGCCGCAGGCGAAGCTAAGCGTATCTTCGACAAATCCAGAGAAAGGCTCAAGCAAACTCAGGAACAACGCGTTGACGAAGAAATCAACGCGGAACAGTTTGGTGAAACCGATGCGGGAGTAACCACCCCTGAGCCGAAAGCTGATCTCAATGCTCAGCTTGACGCTATCCATGATTCAAACAGCACGAAACAAGCTGTATGGATCGCGGGAGAGCAGGGCAAAGAGCAGTTCCCTGAAGACGGTCGTTACATAATTAACGACAAAGTCTTCCATGCGCGGTACGTCCCAGGGCGCGGGACCATCGTCACCAAGAGCGAGCAGCTTGCTGACGAAGTGGTTAAGTCAGGCGCTAGCGAAGAAGCGTTGGCTGAAGCGCTGGGGTATACATCGACCAAGGTAGATGGTGCAGATTTGGTCGTCGAAGCTCTCGATGCAAATGGCAACGTCGTCTCTGCTGAGCTAACGACAGCCGCGAATCTCGGAGCAGCGCAAGAGAACGCGGCAGGTTTGTCGCCACTTGGTTCTGCTGGCGTCCGTGTCATATCCGCTGACCAAGCCCTCGAAACCCGCAAGCGAAAGCTTGATGACGAAGCACCACGCGCCATGGACATCCCTGATGAGGTGCGAGAAGCGTTTGAGGGTGATCCCGATCAAATAGTAGACGCAGAAGAGACCTTTATTGGTAGCTACGCACCACGAAAAGAAGGTGACTTGTTTCCCGGTGAGCAGGCAGCGAGAGATGCGTTTTTGACGGAGTTTGGCAACGACTCTCGCGTAGGACAGTTTTCGCAGAAGTTGCTTGAAACAGCGGTTGCTGAGCAGAAAGCTAATCCAAGTTCGATTGTGTCAGTTGTTGAGCGCGACGGTAAGTTTGAAGTTGTTCGGCAGGATTTTGACAAGTTATACCGCTTTGAGCGCGACGGGAAGGTTGAGAGACTCCCCCTGCAGCAGTTCCTTGAGCGTCAAGTCGGTTACGCGCAAGGAGCGCCACAACAGTTTCGGAACGCTGTACTTGTAAGACCGGACGGTACTAAAGCACAGGTCAGCCTTGTATCTTTGGTAAACGCAGGGCGCTTGCTCGTAGAAGGACGAGAGGGCACTCAGTTTACGGGCTCAGGTGGAAACTTAAATGCTCAGCGTACAGGTATGGCCGAGATGTTCGCTGACCTCGCCATTGAAGGCTATGACTTACAAGACAAAAATGGCGTTAGCCTGCTTAACCAGGCTAACTACGGTGCGAACGGCCAGTTTACCGGACAGCCTGTCACGGCTGCGATAGTGGGTGGTAAGCCGCAAGACATCAACTACCTAATGAACCGCACTCCACGTAGCTCAGAGGTTACTGCGTCTGAAATAGTGGAAACCGTCGAGCGAGATACAACAGACGATGACGCGCTGCCTACGGATTTTGGGCGCGGTCGAACTGAGACTATTCGTCGGGATTTCGACCCTGAGATAGATACTCGTAATACCACTGAAGAAGACCCTAACGATGTAGCACAGCGAGCCGCTAGTACGGAAATGGAAACCGAAGAGGTATCTCTTCAGGAGCCCACTCGTGACGAGGTGTTTGGCGGTAATCCAGATCGACGCAGAGGCACGGCTCCGACAACGCAGACACCGGTTGAGCCTACGCGCCCTGTTCGCCCAACGGCTACTTGGGAAAGTGACCCGATCGTTAAGGGCGTACACGACGAGCTGCAGTCCCGTCTTAACCTGGATGAGCGGCCCTTGATTGTCAGCTTTTCTATGTTGCAGAGCATGTCAGATGCCGAAGTACGGAGTCGGTACGCGCCTCCAGTTGCTGCTGCAATCCTCAACATGCGTCGCCTACTAACTGAGCGGTCGACAGCTTTTGGGTACTACGACCGTCAGACAAACACCATCGTCGTCAAAGAGACCGGCAACTCGATGCAGGACGCATTGGTTTTAGCTCATGAACTTGGACACGCATTGTTTCGGCAAGAGCAGACCAAAGCCATGGCAAATCCGGCTTTGCGCTCTCGTCTGGAAGCCGCTTACAAAGCCAACAAAAAATACGATTCTTACGAGCGGTTTGAGAATGGCTTTGAGGAGTGGTACGCCGACCAAGTCGCTCGTTGGGCTAGCAAGCAGTACATCAACCGACAGGCTCGTAACCTACCGGAGCGCCACTTTAAGAAGTTGGCGAGACGCCTGAAAGATCTGTTTAACAGCATCACGCGAGTCAACTTCAAGCGCCGCTTTGCTAACTACGACATGGTCAACGAGACGTTTGAGCAGTACATAGAAGGTACGTTGGATGCGGCAGCACGTCATAGCGCCGAGGCCAATACGCAGACGATGCAACAAACGATGGTCCCCGACATAGTCGAGCAGGTGCAAAACACGCCTGGAGCTCGTTCTACTGCACGGGCTTACGAAAAGGCCACCAAGAGCAACCTCGCTGGTGCAATCCGAAGTCTGTTACTTCCCGCAGACAACATTCTCCGTAGAGTAGCGGGGGACGAGATTGCAGACATGTTCTACGTCCGAGCGCAGGATCTGGCGGGTCGCGGCAAGCTTGGGTTCCTTCGCGCCACTAACACTACAATTGCTCGTTGGAAGAACCGTTTTGAGCGCGAGATTGGCGATATGAGTTCGCAAGAGGTTCAAGACGGTTTTGCAGCAGCTTTTGCTAGCACTCCAACTGCTGAGCTTACTGGCGTAGCGCGACAGATTCGTGACTACCTAGAGGCGTTCTACGACGAGTACATCGAGCCTAGCAACACGGGTATTGGCAAGCGGCCCGACTACTTTCCAATCTCATTAAACCTATTTGAGATTACAGAACGTCGCGCTGAATTTAAGCAGCTTTTACTAAATAACGACCCAGATCTCGACCCAAAGACTATTGACGCAGCGATCGACCGCCTTGTGAAGCTTGGCCAGTCAATTGAAGAAGAGACCGCCATCGACCCTACAAACCCGGCGGCAGCGGTAGAGCAAACTATTAGGCTGACCGCTAACATTGACAGGGAGCTGTTGGGCGACTTTGTAAACTCTCCAGACGCAGCGTTTATCGATTACATGCGCCACGTAATTAAACGCGTCGAGTTCAACAAAGCGACAGGTGGGCCAGAGGCGTTGCGAGAGAGACTGGCAGAGCTGTCAGACGAAGACCGCAAGACGGCCGAAGACGTAATTGCTTCTTACCTCGGCTATCAAAAAGAGCCTATTGCTCCGTGGATGCGAAAGCTAAACAGCTGGGGCCAGTTCCTACAATTTGTAACGATCCTGCCGTTCGCCACAATCGCCTCTCTGCCTGATCTGGCAGGACCAATCATCAACCACAAGGACTTTAGCGGTCTGTGGACGGGCTTCAAGCAGATAGCCGCTACCATTAAGAATAAGCAAGAAGCAGAGCAGCTTGCCAGGGACATAGGGGTCGTTACTAGCGAAACAGTCGCCAACGCGTGGGTGACCCAAGCGGAGCAGGACTACATGGACCCCATGGTCCGCAAGTTGTCAGATGGCTACTTCCGTCTTATCGGTTTGGATTTTTTTACTAAGTTTAGCCGTGAGTTCGCATCTAACATGGGCGTGCAGTTTTTACTGAACCACGCTCGTAACAAATTTAATAACCCCAACTCTGCAAGATACTTGCAAGAACTGGGAGTTACTGCCGAAGAAGTGCTCGCATGGAATGAAAACAGGAGCTTCGACACCCCCGAGGGCGCAAAGGTTCGAGACGCATTAGCCCGCTTTGTAGAGTCATCCATCATGCGTCCCAACGCTGCAGAGAGACCTGTATGGGCCTCAGATCCTCGATGGGCACTGGTTTGGCAGCTGAAGGGTTACTTCTACAGCTACTACAAGACCATCATGGGCGGGGTACTGCGCGAAGCAGAGGCGCGTACAGAAACGACGACAGGGATGGCGCAGCTAACTGCCGTTGCTTCTGTGCTCCTGCTCACCGCAGTTGCCACCATGCCACTTGCAATGTTGGGTATGGAGCTTCGTGAGTACGCCAAAAACGGGCTGGCGTGGCTACTACCGGGTGTCGAAGCGGATCAAAAGTACTTCCGGTCAGACAAGATGGACTGGGACGACTACTGGTTTGAGATCATCGAGAAATCAGGATTCCTGGGGCCGCTGAGCATGGCTCAGATGGCGCATCAGAACTCGGAGTGGGGTGGCTCCGCAATCTTTAGTTTGCTAGGCCCAACTGCTGAGACGGTTGAAGAAGTGTTCCAGAACGGGTGGCGCGTCGATCGTACTCTCGGTAATCGCCTGATACCTATATATAGTCAGCTATAGGAGACAAGGATGTTAGACGCACTAATAGGACCTGTTACTGGGTTGCTCGACAAGTTCATCCCAGATGCGGATGAGCGCAACCGACTCGCACATGAGATCGCCACCATGTCTGAGCGCCATGCACACGAGTTGGCAAAAGGGCAGCTGGAGGTCAACAAGACAGAAGCGGCGCATAAGTCCCTGTTTGTGGCTGGGTGGCGTCCTTTCGTGGGCTGGACATGTGGTTTGGCGCTATTTTGGCACTTTCTGGGGCTACCAGTGGTGCTGTTCTGGACAGCCTACACGGGTGCAGAGGTCCCAGAATTGCCTGTTTTCGACATGCAGAGCCTTATGACTGTGCTGCTTGGCATGCTGGGTTTGGGTGGGCTTCGTACCTACGAGAAGATGAAGGGAGTTCAAAGAGAGAAATGACACCGGAGCAGCTAAACGCGTGGCGGATTATCCCCCGCATTTTGATGTTCGCGATGATTGCGATGACCTACAGGACAGTAGAGTGGTTTATGACCTTGCCTGATCCCAACCCAGAGCAGGCTGCGTTGGTATCGGTTATGACGGGTGCGCTGACTGGCGCATTCGGGCTTTTCCTGGGGAAGAAAGAGTGATGTACAAGTACTTCGATACTAAAGAGTTCGATTGCCAAGAGACAGGCGAAAACAACATGCTGCCTGAGTTCATCCACAGCCTTGATGAACTTCGCGAAAAGTGCGGTTTTCCGTTCACTATAACGTCTGGATATCGCTCAGTAAGACACAGCATCGAAGCTGCTAAGCAAGCGCCCGGTACTCACGCCCAGGGAATTGCTGCAGACATTGCCATTTCTACGGGTTCGCAGAGACGGGCAATTGTAAAGCATGCATTAGAGCTGGGTTTTGGTGGTATTGGAATCGCTAAAACCTTCGTTCATGTGGACATACGGACCCAAGAACCCGTGATTTGGGCTTACTAAGAACTATTAGTAGTGGTAATATAATGGTGCAGAGGAATAACTATGGCTTACTCGGACACGCTTAATTTAGTGGTTGGGGATACCTTGCCCGAGCTCACTATTACCCTAAAAGATAGCAACAAAGCTGCTATCGGCAGCACCTTGGACGAGACAAATAGCGACACCTGGCGACCAATTAACTTGACTGGATCAACTGTACGTCTGCGTATCCGTCAGCTTGGCGAGACTACAGTAAAAGCCACTCTTACCTGCACGGTTACAGAGCCTACAAACGGCAAGGTAACTACTGATTTTCCAACAGGAACTCTTGATACGGCAGGAGTTTTTGAGGGCGAAGTCGAAATAACAAATTCTTCTGGCGGAATACAAACCGTCAACGACCTTATCAAGTTCAAGGTCCGAGACGATTTTGACTAATGATTAGGCTATTTCTCTCATACCAGCTGCCTCGGGCAAGCGTCGCTACAGATGTAGTGAAGCTCCGATTTTCTGTTGAGTATGAGAATGCCAAGCTTGTAGACGTAGCGCTGGACCCATCCTCTCTGAACAGATACTTCAGGGATGATGCAGTGTCCATGCTGGAAAGCTTGGCTCTAGTATTTGGTAAGTCAGCCTCTGATTCATATTCCTTGTCTGAAGACCACTCATTCTCTCTGCAAAAGACAGCGGCAGATGGTATTTCCGTTTCAGAAAGCTTTGCTATAGCGGTTGACTACCAAAGATCATTTGCTGACCAAGCATCGGTCACGGAGGTTTCTTCGTTTTCTTTTGATATGGCCGAGTCAGATCAGGTTTCCACCTCTGACGCCCAAGCATTGTCAGTAGAAAAACCGCAATCAGATGCCTTTTCGATCTCAGAGGATCTAAATACTCAGTTTGGCAAGGGTCTTACAGAGTCTATACCTGTTGCCGAGTCATTGTCCTATTCATTTTCTACCAGTTTTTCAGAGTCCGCTTCGGTTCAGGACTCGCCTGCGATTGGAACTACTCTGCCGCAAAGCGACGGCATATCAGTATCTGAGGTTTACTCGCCCGATTATGGAAAGGGCTTGTCTGAAATCCTCTCGATGTCTGAGTCATTGTCCCGAGTTGTCCAGTTCAACAGGACATTCTCTGATGTTTTTGTTCTGGATGACCTTGCACAAATCGGAGATTTTGCAAAGCAGTCTGTCCTAGACAAAGAAAACGTAGCCACCATGTCAGAAGACCTCGCTTATGCGGCGTCCAAGGCGGTGGCTGACACGCTGTCCATGCAGGAGTCGCTAGCAAAGCAATTTGCTATGTCTTTTGCAGAGACAACAGGGGTCTCGGATTCGGACGTTATGGAGTTTGGCAAGAACAACTCCGAAAGCGTCACGATGTCTGAAGTGGCCTCTGTTTTAAACACCGAATATCGCGGGAAAAGTATTTTTAACACGGGCGCTATAAACGCCTTTGCTTTTAACGAGTAGGAGAAATACTCATGTTGCAAGAAAACTTGAAGCTCACAGGCAAGCTCTCTATTGCCATCAATGATGAGGTAGTTAAAGAGGTAGACAACCTTGTTGTTTCAGACGGCAAAGATTTTGTCGCGTCTCGCATGGAAGGCACTACTGACGCAGTGATGTCTCACATGGCTATCGGTACTGGCAGCACCGCTGCTGCGGCTGGTGACAGCGCTCTTGGTAGCGAGGTTGCTCGAGTTGCCCTTACTAGCACTACGGTTAGCTCAAACACTGTCACTTATGTGGCTACGTTTGCTGCTGGCACTCCAGCCTCTGCTGCTGCAGTGACCGAAGCTGGCCTGCTGAACGCATCTTCCGCTGGGACCATGCTTTGCCGCACCGTCTTTGATGTGGTCAACAAGGGAACCGCCGACAGCATGACAATTACGTGGACTGTCACCGTTTCCTAAAAGGAGCTTTTCATGGCGGTTAAGTTCAGCAACAACGTCAAGACGGAGCTTTCGTCTGGGATCACAAGTTCAGCGACTAGCATAACGGTTGTCGATGCGTCTGACTTTCCGGTTTTATCGGGGAGTGATTACACGCTGGCAACCGTTATCGATCTCGATGACATAAACGTGCTGGAGGTGGTGAAGGTTACTGCCATCTCAAGCAATACGCTTACTGTCGTCAGAGCGCAAGAGGGTACGACCGCTAGGGCTTTTGATTCTGGGGATAGGGTAGAGCTTCGCTTTACTTCCGGCCTTCTTGAGACGGCGCTGGACGATACAGCCTCATTAGCGTCAGCCGACGCGACGGCACTGGCAATCGCACTAGGATAAGTTATGGCAAATACCTTCAAAAATGCGGCTCTGTCGGATGTCAACAACGCCGCTTACGACACGCTCTACACAGCACCGGCATCGACTACTACGGTGGTTCTTGGCTTGGCTCTTGCCAACAAGACCTCACAGGCGGTTACGGTCAAGGTGCAGTTTACGGATAGCTCTGCGTCTACTACGCACCAGCTATTGGATGACGTTGCTATTCCATCTGATACGACCTTGGAAACCCTGTCGGGCCAGAAGTACATTTTGGAGACGGGCGATTCGCTCAAGGTTCAGTCTGGAACAGCATCGGCTCTTGATGTTGTTCTTGGTGTAATGGAGATCACCTAATGCCATTTCTCGGGAAAGTACCCTCACAGATTGTAGATTCAGATGTAGACATTGATGGCGGCACTATTGATGGGGCCACCATTGGTTCGATAACCGCTGGCGCGGGTACGTTTACCAACCTGTCTGCAACGGGGACGATTACTTTCCCTGATGATGGTATTTCGGGTGATGACATTAACGGTGGGACGATTAGCAACTTTACGTCTACCGGAATAGACGATAACGCTACAAGCACTGCAATTACGATTGATTCTAGCCAGAATGTTGGTATTGGCACTAGTAGTCCGTCTACACCCCTTGCTAATGTTTCTGGGTCTGCAACTGGGTTGACTGTTGAAGGCGCTGTTCCAACCATAGCAATTAAAGATACATCAGCAGCAGACGATGTTGGCTACCTCTATCAAAACGCTAACGACCTTAATATCCTTAACTACGCTGGCGGTTCCACTATATTTAGTTATGGTTCTAGCTATACAGAAGCCATGCGCCTAGACTCTAGCGGCAACGTTGGTATTGGTACTGCGAGTCCTAGTGGCGTATTAGCCGTAACAGATGGAGCAAACGGCCTTATTGTTGGTCAGTCAGGGGAAAACTTTTACTCTGGTAATACACACAGATTCTTTTCCCAAAACTATACAACTGAGCATATGCACATAAACTCCAGCGGCAACTTGCTGGTTGGGACTACTTCATCTTCAGGAAAAATTAGTGTAAATAACGGCGGCAGTGGTACTGGGTTTTATGTTCTTCAAGATAGCTCTGGAACCAACTTTACTCCTGTGTTAATTCATAACGATTATATTACTGGCGGAAATACAGGAACCTTGATTAGTTTTGAGCGCGGTGATGGCGTAGCAGTAGGTAGCATTCGCGCTACAACTTCAACTACCTCTTACGTCACATCATCAGACTACCGCCTCAAAGAAAACGTAGTAGACCTTGATAACGGCATTGATCGTCTCAAGCAAATCCCTGTACACCGCTTTAACTTCATAGTTGATCCAGACACCACTGTAGACGGCTTTATTGCACACGAAGTTCAAGACGTTATTCCAGAGGCGATTACAGGAACTAAGGACGGCATGACGACTGAGGAGTATGAAGTATCTCCTGCGGTCTTAGATGAAGAAGGCAATGTCGTTACTGATGCAGTTATGGGTACTCGCGAAGTTCCAGAGTATCAAGGCATAGATCAGTCTAAGCTAGTGCCTCTCCTGACTGCGGCTCTACAAGAAGCTGTAGCAAAGATTGAAGATTTAGAAAGCCGTCTGTCGGCACTGGAGGCTAATTAATGCCATTCATCGGTAAACTCCCAGACGTAGGTGCATTTCGGCTGATTGACAGTATTACTACGTCAGCCACGGACACTTATGCGCTACAGGTAGAAGGGCTTTCTTACTTCCCTTCATCTGCTCGCAATCTAATCGTCTCACTTAACGGTGTTACTCAGGCTCCAGAGTCTGCCTATACGGTATCAGGCTCTAACATTATCTTTGACTCTGCGCTGACGGCTAGTGATGTTATCGACTATATCTTGGTCATAGGTGAGTCGGTTGATATTGGTACGCCATCTGACAATACGGTAGGCAATGCACAGCTTAAATCTGATCTGGATTTTTCTGGTAAGACTTTAACTTTTTCCGCCGATCAAATTTCTGGTGACGCGATCAATGGCGGGACTATCTCTAGCTTTGCGTCTACGGGTATTGACGATAATGCTACGTCTACTGCTGTCACGATTGATGCGTCAGAGAATGTTGGTATTGGCACGGATAGTCCTAGTGCAGCTTTAAATGTTTCATCAACAGTTAATCCTACTTTTAGGCTAGACAACCCTTCTGGCTCAGCTAGATTTAATATGTACGACACCGCAACTTTTGTTGGGCAAATTTCAGGGTCTACAGGCTTAGGTTTAGAAATATCGGCAGTAGGTGCTAGAAACATTATAGGGTACACCAATGGCTCAGAACGTATGCGCATCACCTCCAGCGGCAACATCAGCACCACGGAGCGTCTACGCATAGGCACAGGTTCTAGCGACACCCGAATCACTCTAAACAATGAAGGCACTGAGCAAACGAACAACAGTAACTACATCCGAGGCGTGAATGGATCATTGCTATACAACTCAGCTTACAGTCCCCATAAGTGGGAAATAGCTGGCTCGGAGAAGATGCGCCTAGACGCCAGCGGCAACTTGCTGGTTGGAAAGACCGCCAGCAACTTTGGCACAGCAGGTGTTCAGTTGCAATCTAATGGTGAGTTATATGTCACTAGGTCAGGAGGAGCGCCAGTATCTTTAAATAGATTAAGCTCTGATGGCGGGATTTTATTTTTTGCCAAAGACGGCACCACTGTGGGGAGTATTGGTAGTCGATCAGGTGTTGCTCTTACAGTTAATAGTCAATCTGGTGATGGGTTTTTAGCATATGGAGGAAGTAATCAGTACGGTTGGAGTAATAATTACTTTTATCCAGCAA